ATCTTGAAGCCCTTAGGGCTAGGGGCTCACAACCAAGAAGAATGCGATCGACAAACGCCTCTGGGGAGCAGTCGTTTTCCGGTGTTGAGAATCGAACATTAATAGCCTCTGCAAACACGGTCTTGAGTGTCGCTTCTGAGTCTACGAATTGTGCCTTGATTGAGTCCCAGTAAATCTTTCGGTCTTCGTTGAGCAGTCGCTCTGGAATACTTTCCTCTTCCGGTTCGTCGACGACAGGTGCTTCAGGCTCGCCTTGTAGTTCCTTATCGACAAGTTCCGTCTGTTTGTCAGCCGGGACCATCGAAGAGTTGACCCACCATGTATCCCCCCATGGGACATCCTTAAGATCTAAGCCAACGAACGTCTTAGCCTCGTTGTAAGGTGTCCCCACGCGGTTCATTTTCACGACGCGGTCTATTTTTTCTGAGACGTCCTCTCTAAGCCCCGGCGCTTCCGATAGATCGAAGAATGCCTCAAGCTCTGGAGCGAATCTCTCAAAGTATTGTGTACGAAGTACCTCTTCGTAGTAGCGCACTTTCGGCACCCAGTTGGTGTCTGCGAAAACGCGGAGTTCAACACCGGCGGTAGAGTAGTTCGAATTGTTCGGGTCGTTTGTTAAAACACCCGGCACTCCAAACACTGCGCCGATTTGTTCTCGAGAAAACTTTCTCTGTTGCAAGAATTCCATCTCTCGCTGACCAAGGCCCATTTGCTTGTAGTCCCAGTCGCCGGAGAGAATTGCCGTTTTGTGTGATCCGCCAGTACCGCCATGTCGGCCCTCAAACTCTGCCCTTACAGCATCAGCCTGTCTTTTACCGAGCGTTTTCTTAGAAGAGAGGATGCCGCCGGGCTGTGCACCGTTATCGAAGAACTTGGCGTTGTAGGCCTCTGCCTTCATGTCCGTGGTAACGGCCTGCATTGCCGCTTGTAGCGGGGCTATGCCCTGAATCATGTCGTAAGGATTGGGTGGCCCGAGCTGTATCATCTGGTATTCGGGGATGACCCTTTTCGATCCATCAGGATAGGTGTAAACGTACTCGACAATGTCGAAGCCACCGTTGGTGGTTGTGATGGAAATCCTATCTGGATTCAGGGGGAGAATTCGGTTGGGTAGTTGCACTCTGGGACCAGCACCGTCAAGAAACCAAAACGATGTACCAGAAGTGTCCGCTGCTGCTTCAGTAACATACCAAAGATCGTATCCGGTTTTCTTTTTAGAGGGACGAGAAAGAAGACTCATCGCTCGAGCTTCTTTCTGTGTAAGGTTGGTTTCTACTTGCTTCTGGCCTGGCCGACGTGGGCGAACGGGATTTTGTGCAATGGTTCTGGCTAGTGCATTAACGCAAGAAAAAACCCAAGATTGCTTCTCGAAAGCAGACCTAGGTGTCGCTTTTACCTTCTTAGAAGAAAGCTCGTTTCCGGTTTGCCAAAGCTGAGAAAACGTTTCCGCACTCATCGACCTTTCTTCTCCCTCTTCATCCAAAAAGGGTTGACCATGATGGTCTAGAAGAACAAGGTCATTATTCATCGACAACGCCGTGAACCAACATGTTTTTGGCGATCTCTAACATTCCTATTAGTTCCACTCCGTCATTACTGGACGTCACCACGTTAATCCCTGTTTCGTCGGTTCCTGCGATAATCACGCACATGTCCCACGACTCGCAGTTGTCTTGAACATACTCGGCCAGTTTGCGTCGGCCCTCGTCGCGTTTTTCTTGAAGGCTAACAACCTTACTCATCCACGTCCTCCATGATACACAACACGCCTTTGCGCATCGCTCGTCTTGCCTTCACGGCGCCAATCCCAAAAGTAGGAGTTCTCTTGTGGCAGATCTCGCAAAGCACCCTGCCGTTCCAAACTGAGTATCGAAGCTCCGGCCTGGCCGCTAAGGGTATGATGTGGTCCACCTCAAACGGTGGTGCGGTATCTCCACACAGGCGGCACTTAAGCCCGTCCCTGTCTACAACGGCTTTTCGCCACTGCTTATACCGTGGGGACTTGTTCGAATATTTCTCGTCCTGCGTTTTGCCGCCCTTCCAACAATAGTGCTTGTCGCCCTTGGCGTAGCCCTTTCTCTGCTGCTCCCTGTAACAGGGCTCACAGGACTGGGTTTTGTAAATCGGTCGGCGCTGACGACACAGAACACACCTAACGCCGTGGACGGGCGTGGACTTTACGTCATACTTCCAGTTGGTAAAGTTGGTATAGCGAATGTCTTGGGCGGATAGCCCGAATTGTTCGTATACCTTTGCTAGATTCTTGGGGCGGTGCCCCGATTTCAGAAGAAACCTAACAGCCCGCCACGGATTGTAGTCACTCAAAGGACCACAAGACGTCGAAAGCCATGAATTCGATTGCTTCTGCGTCGGTTATGTCGGGGTCGACATTCTTCTTGATTGAATCGATAGCATCACGCAGTAAGAACATCTGCTCTTTGGTGATTTCTATCTCATCCGATTGCGATGACCCCAACTTCCTGCTCTCTAAAAGCTATCAGCACCGCGTCGGTTAAATCCGGCGACGAGCCGATCTTCTTTCGCATGTCGTCCTTGGAGTCGACTTTTCTACGACCGTCGGCTTTGAACGCATACTCTACCGGGAGACACTCGCTCCTTAGTATTGAATACAACTCTTCATCCACGCCCTCGTCTACCCCCATGGCTCCGTCTCTTAATCGGTCGGCAAACTCGAACCACATTTGGTCTCTGAGCTGGACATACTCGTTATCGTCGTCCGGCGAATCAGCAACGTTGACACCGGCAATTTCTACTTCCGGCCGAATTCTTCCGTCGTCTTGCTGTTCGCAGATGATGTCCAACAGACCACCACCCACACCAATTTCGTCTATCTTAAGGACGGAAACTTCTGGGAACTCCTCGAGTAACCGAACGATGGCGCCGGTGCTGTGCGTAATCTCAGCCCCGTGCCACCTCTCAAGATAGAGCAGGTCGGATCCACGTCTGATCGCTACGCTTGTGAAGTCTGAACCAAACCGAGCAACGTCGACGCCCATCTCAACTTGATCGCTGTCGTTGAACGTCCCCTTATCGGCCGCAGACTCGAACCAGTGGCCAGAGAATAGGGCATAATCGCTCTGCTCCGGAAACTCGCCGTCCACCTCGATGGCGATCGTCGGAGAGTTCGGGCCATATTTTCGTTCGAGCCTCGCGATGTGCGAAGCAGAAACTCTTTCACTATCCCGTGCGCTGAAGTGCAGCTTGTCCCATTGGTCTCCGTTCTCATTGTGAGAATCGTAGAAGAACCCATGGCACAGGGTCGGGTTACTGATCATTAGCATCAGGTTGTGCTCGTCGGTCATACCACCAACAAGAGCATCTAAGATTTCGCTCGCGATCCCGGACGCTTCATCGGCAATGATAAGCATGTCGTTGCGATGCTCGCCGTGGATGGCTTCGACCGTTTTGGCCGTATTCATGAAGGCCTGCCAATGAGCGGCACCCCCACGTACGTGTATAGAGGTGGATTGCCAGTCTAAGAATTGAGATAGGAACGGAGAACTGCGAATCAGTTGCTCTGCTTCACCCCAAATGATCGTCTTAAGCTGCTTCTCTTTCGTTGCGGTAACGTGCACAAGCGAGTTCTTGTAACACACAAGCCACCAAAGCATGACGAGAACCGCGGCAAACGATTTGCCAACGCCCTTGCCCGACCGGACAGTGGTGCCGAACTTCCCCTTGTCCGAATGAAATCCGGCAACAGAAAGAAGGATCTTCTTTTGTTGTTTGGTCGGCTCAACCCCCACTGCTTCTCGGCAGAACAGGATCGGGTCCTTACGCCAGGCGGGGATACGAGACGCGGCTTTCTTGAGTTCATCGATTTTCCAAACGATGTCCTTGCCGCGTTTCTCGACCTGTATGTTTTCCATTAGAGAGCGACGTACTCCGATACCGGAATTGAAGTCCCTGTTGTGTAGGTGTTCATTTTGTTAATGAAGGACTTTGTCTTCTTCCGTCGGAGCCGGGAGGCGGTCCAACTCGGCTTCTTCGATCCCTTCCACGTCTATGTGGTCATAGAGCATAGAGAGAGAAGGGTTGATTACCTCTAACTCTACCTTCTTCGGCATTTTCTTGTACACACCCAGCTCCTGACCCACTTCGATAAGGTCTTTATCGAGGCGCATCATGTCGGATATAGCCCGACGAGCTACATCTAGGGAGGGTTTAGGCTGGTCCATGGCCTTCTGTCGAATCTGTTCTAGCTGGCGATACCGCGAATCGGTTTTCGCCGAGTGGAGTGCCCATATATCGGTAGCATCGTTGGCGTTACGACGAATGTGCCTGAGGCGCCAAGACCAGGCTCTCTTCGAGAGGCCCATCTTTTGCCTGATATCTTTCGGCCTAAACCCCGCAGCTAGATAGCTCGAGATCTCACGGCAGTCCTTAACGATCTCTTCGGTCACAGGACGGCCACGCTTCGATTCGCTCAACAAATTCTCCTAAAACAAGAAGCCGGTAGCCTCGCCCGGTCAGGACGGCACCACGAAGGTTTCCCGGCAAAGACTCGAAGATTTAGCAGGTTGACGAGTCAACCTAGCCTGATCGGTGACCGCCGATCGAACCGTGGTGCTTCCTTCAAGCTGACACAAGATAGTGGATTACCACTGCTCTCGTGTGGGGGGGATCATGGCGCCCCGGGTCCGTCGCCTACGCTCTGTATCGGGGTCAACCCGACCATGGGCAAGGCGAGGCCCGGGACATGAAACTAATCTCTGCTCTGATTATAGCACCATGAAAAAGGCTACTAAGCAGACAAGGTACCGTGAGACGTCCCTGATGATCCTTTCGAGTGCCCTGACGTTAATCATCTTCTATGCGCACTTCTTGATTCAGCCACCACTGGTCAATCCATGCCCTGCATGAGAACCAAGACCGGTCCATGAGTAGGGCAGGAAACCCCCGATTCATGACCCAGCTCTTTAGCTGCTTCTTGCCGCCCGCCCTCGCATAGCGTGCGATCTCTTCGAGACCCTTGAGGATTTCCGGTGATATCTCCTCAGAGAGTCCATACTCCCTCGGTTGAACGTCTTGCTTATCGGAATCCATTCCCGTTGCTCCAGCTCCTCTCTAACCTTACGACTGGCTTCGGCGGCGATTTTCAAAAACTTTCGTCCGTGTAGTCGTTCACCACACAACCTAAAAACCGCATCGCATTTATTGTCGCCGTCCCTCACGCCGTCAATGGGTATTGTAGGAAGTGTGTACTCAACCTTAAGCACTTCTCTTTCGAGTGTGGTCAAACAAGCGGTCACCAATGACAGGTCCTGAAGCTCGATCATGCCATCAGATTCGAAGCTCATGGTGGTGCCACTGATAAGGTCATCCGGATCCATAGGCATCGACCTAGTCGGAGATCGAAAAGCCAACAAGAGGCGAAAAAATCTCTGTAAAGCAAAATGCGTACTCGGGTACTGGTAATCAGTTTGGCAGTACACCACCAGAATCCATTTCCAACTTCGCCACCCTGGCGTCCAGTATTGTTAAGGCGGAATTGTATATATTTAGAGAGCTGGCCAGTCCCTCCTGTGTATGGACTAATCCTCTCTCTATCCCCTCTATCCGTTCAGTGATCGCTGCTATACCCGCCGTCTGCGCCGCCACCGCCTTCTCGAGCTTGCCCTTCATCTCCTTCAGGCTGGCCACTGCTTCGTTCGCCGCTATCAACGCCTCTTCCAGCTTCGCGTACGTTTTCAAAAACCCTGATTGCTCTTCCGATTTCGTCAATTCCATCCTTGTCCTCGTAGGCTGCTGTGCTGAAGTTGGCGTTGATCGTACCAAGGTCTCGAACCACCCTTTTAATGATCTGTTCATAAGTCACGTCGGCGCTTCCGCCGGACAGCAGGGCTCTTAGCTTGCCGACTGTAAGTCCTCCATCCTCCGCTCTTTCCGCCCATGCACGAATATCGTCCTCGTCGTCCATCCGGTTCACGATCTCACGCCAATGGCCATACTCGAGTGACATGAATTCCATGCGTAATTCACGACTGACTTTTTTTACGACCCTAGCAGCGTCCTTTATCTTACCATACGACTCATTGACGCATCCGGCGAAGTGCTTAAGGCTTCTGCTCGTCCTGTCTCCGTCCTCAGATAAGGTGACCCGTATTGCTAATTCACCCAGGACCCAATCACATTTCGATCTAGCCTGTTTCGCTTCGGTCGCTACGCTGTAGATTTCATCCAGTGTCCGTAGCCTGTCTACAGTGTCGTACCACACGCTCTCTTCGTTCATCCCTTCTTCCTCCCCTTCCCGAACGTCACATCAACCATGTATCTACCAAAGTTATGGGCGATGATTCTTCGATATTCCTTTTTGAGGTAATCCCGTTCGAATGTCTCCGCTCCAACGATACCCTTGAGTTCGTGGCACTCCCGGCACAACGGGATTACTAAATCATGATCCAGATTCCCGCGGCTGCCCCTGGTGGGATTGTGGTCGGGATCGCAAAGGACTTGACCGCAATTTTCACAGGGCTGTTGCTTGGTCCACTCCTTAAAGCCATACCTCATATGCCCGCCCCCTTGATCAAAGCCCTGAGATCTTCTTTTTCGAAACTCAGCAGAAAACAGACAGAGTCAATCGTTAAGCCGTCTGTCCGAAAGTCATCGTTGAACAACCAGTTCCTCGCGTTCCAATAATCTTCGGCAATAGACAACCCCTCAATGTCTGGATGATTCATGTGCCCATCTTTTTTCAGCACAAGAGTCTCCACCGCCCCCCTAAGAAGATGGTAGGCAAGTCTTTGATGAGCCGAGGCCCCCTCCATATCCGAAGGCCATTCTCCCCCGATGAGGGACCAACAAGACCAGGGGTTCATTTTTCCGTCTCCACAAGATGGTACGCATACCTAGACAACCAATAGGCATCGGACTCATCGTCCGAGATGTCCGGTGCTACTGAATCCACCAGCGCTTGGTGCAACACTTTCTTAATCTTCTGTCCCTTGGGAACGCCGATATTGTCGCGAACGAATTTATGCCAAGTAGATGGCGGTACTAGACGCAGCTTGTCCCGCATTCCCGCGAACAGGACGGCTTCTTCAATAAAAGCCGACGCCACGGCAAGGGCCTTGGCCGCCTTCATGCCAATACTGTAGGGGTTTTCTAGGCATATAAGATCTACGTCGCCGGTTGCGGCGAGCAGTAACCCTATCTCATGCCTAAGCTGGATAGACCGGAGCAAGAGATCCCCGTCCGGTTGTATACGTTTTGTTGCGACGAGCCCCTGCCGGTTTCGACAGAAGCCCGTCGCATGACTTCCGACGTCTATCCCAATAACGGAATAATCGACGCCGTCCTCGATCCAATTTGCCACTATGCCATAGCGGAGACTCCCCTATGGCTAGCCAACCCTCGCATGGCTTGTTGCTTCATCTTACAGACCTCGTCGTGACTGAACGATTGAGCCTGGACCTTCTCTTTAAGGCGCCCAGGATCATATTCCGCTCTGGTCATCGACAAGATCTCCACACACCAGTCGAAACTCCATTCTCGACCCGCACCATCTTCGGCAACCCAATCCCAATCTTCCAACCATTCAAGGATCTTCTCGATATCGCGTGAAGGTCTTTTGTTTAAGTTCTCGACGGCCCCGCACAGTGTTGCTAGCACCAGCTCCATCTCCCCCGGAAACTTATGAAACGACTTATCATACGATATGTTCAGGGCGTCGTTACACCGCTCAACGAACAACAACGCCCTCATGTTGTCCGATCGCTTTACCGGTCGCCCCCTACGCAATGAACGACGTTCCTATCGCAGAGACAGCCAGTAACGGTCCTATCCATGCAAAGGGAATATCACCCCGAGGCGCACCCCCACCACCACCTTCACTATCTCGATCTGCACGCGGAGGGACCACACCAATGTCGGTAGCCTGGATCTCCGTGATGTACCTGTCTTGGCCATCCTTCTCGTACTTACGAGTCTGGATTCGACCAACCACAATGACGCGATTACCTTTTCTCAAATTGGCTGCCTGCTCGGCCGCCCAATTCCAGCAAACGACATTGTGCCACTCCGTGCTCTCTTGTTGCTCCCCATTCTGGTCTTTCCATTTACGGGATGTAGCAACCGAAAACTTCGAATACTCCTTCCCCGCATTGGTAGCGCCTGTCTGGGGATCTTTTCCAAGATTGCCCACGATGAACGACATATTCATTTCTTCTCTTCTCCTTAACTGTTGAGTGTTTTCAACATTGCCACGAATTTCTCCGGGGTAATCTCGAATTTCGATTTGACGTTATTTTCGTCAAACAGTTTCTGAAGCGCAGCTTTCGCCCCTTCAGCATCGCCCTCGAATTTCTCGAGGCACTTCTCCCACAACTCCACACGCCTGTCGCCGCTGATGTATTTGGTTTCGGTTTTTGGCGTCGCGTCCGGGACATCGCGGTATTCCGCATTGTCCTCGTCAATCATGCGCCTGAACCTAGCGAACTGATCGCTAGATGGAAGGAACCGTTTTGCGTGACGCTTGACGACCGATTTTTTGGCCATCTCCGGATACCACTTCTGCCATGGCGTGCCGGGGCCGTTGCTCTTGCTAAGAGCCTTGGCCTGCTCGATATCTTCTTTCGGCATGTACTCTATGCCGACAAATCCGGTCTGGAGATGAACGACCGAGTAGGCTCCGAGGAATTCTCCGCGGTCGCCCCCCGCCGGTTCGTGTGTAACGGTTGGGTGAGAACCTGATGTGCGCCTGAACACATCGTTCGCGTAGTGGCAGTCTACGTACCAGGCCAGCACAAATCCACTGGCCATCGCTTCTCCGATAAAATCACTGGCTTGCCTGAAGTTTGGTCCAGCCATTACGCTCTCGACTTCCTTAAGGTCCGGACAATCTTACCGGCCTTGTTTACTCTCGCCTTGTTTGTGTACTTGAACTTTTCGTCTGGCAGATAGCCCACAGTAGCGCCCTTCATTTCGTCCCGCAACTTATTCTCCAACAGATTCTTTTTTTCTTCACGTGCAGAAATTTCTTCCTTCAGCGTCACGATTTCGTCGGCCCACTCACCCGCCTCTTTCGAAAAATTTATGAAGTCTTCAGGACCTACATCGTACATCGAGTCGAGCGTTTCTTTTGTCTTTTCGTGACCATCCACGTCCGGTGGTTCGTCTTCGACAACACGACGCCAAAACTCTATCTCGGTTTCACGCATAATTTCGATGACGTTGTCATCGCGATGCGTCAAATAAACCTCGTGCGTGTTGCCTCCGAAGAGCGTCGAAAAAATCGTGTACGCTGCGCCGGTCACCATCATGTAGTGCTGCGCTTGATAGTAGTATATTTTCGGGGGGCCCTCGGCCCAGTGCTCGAGCATGTAGACGCTCGTGGTTTTTCCTTCGTAAATACCGAAGGTTGACTGGTCAACCTCGAATGGCAGCCTGCTAAGGTCCTGGCCGGGCACTATGTAGCCGTCAAGGCTAGCCCTCAGGAACGGGTATTCGGGATCTACTCGGGTCGAGAAATCGGGGTCTATATCTACTCGAATGCCGTATTTTTCGCAGAAGTGATCCCTGATTTGCCCTTCGAATGTGCTCCCCCACATGGCGGCTTCGGACTGCTCATCGTCAACCGTCAAGCCACGCTTCAGGGACCACAGGCAGTACGTCGAATTCCATTTCGACGCCCCCATGACCACCGCGGCATCCGAGCCGCCCACCCCCTTGAGCCGTTCCGCCTTCCAGGATTCTTCGTCCTCGAGGACCAAGATCTCGTTACCCATCACATCCATCCGCTACACCACCATCTCCCAGCGTACCTATCGTCACAGGGCACGCAACATTTCT